TTGTTTTGAGTGTCAGGCATTACCTGAAGCGAGTAGTAAAGGGAGGTTTGTGGCGAATCAAGCCAATTGAGAATGAAGTCATTGTCATAGGTGACAACATCACTCCATGAGTTAAAGCTATAGCCATGAAAGAGGCCAGTTTCTTGAAAGAGGATCAGGAGGTTATCAGCAACCTTCTTAAAGGCTTCCCAGCCCACCTCAGACGCAATCTCTACGTTGCCGTAGTCATAGGCCTGAACACCAAACGTGTCGCTGTCACGGTCCACCAGACGGGCAATAGGGGGCATGATCTCAGGGGTGCAGGTATTACCCTCAAGGTCTTGGCTCTTGTAGCTGCACGAGGCCGTAGGAGCGATGGCAAAGGCCCTGGACATTTGATGCTTACGGGCAATCTCAGCAGCCGAGTCAATAGCAGCCTTAAAGGCAAAGGCAATTTCATCAGCCCAGGAAACACCCGTCATGTCACCAGAGTTGAGAAGCTCTAAGGCATTACCAAATTGCTCATACGTCACCTTCTCACGGGCAAGGAAGTTAGCCAAACCAAGGACACCTAGACCAACTTGACGGTCGATCTCAGGTTTCAGGTATTCACCCGTGGAACCAACCCCAGTCTTGGCATGAAGATTACAAAGCTCATTCATCCCCATGACAAAGGCAGCTACAAGGTTTGGAACCTCACATTGCCCCAGGTTGACATGCTGCAGGAGACACGTACCACGATGGGGCAGGTAGACCTCAAGGCAGACGTTACCGTAGATCCGTTGGTTGTCTTGATCGAAGCGGATCTTGTTCAGCCAAATGTCACCTCGTTTGATTCCATCGAGGATGGCTTGCTTCACTTCATCAGTAGCTGCTTCCCACATCTCAGGGAGAAGGTCAACACAACGCTTCACCCATGCAAGGTCCGAGCGACTAGCAGTGACAAACTCAAGGATGTCAGGATGGTCGAGGTCAAGGTGGCAGACCACGGCTCCATTCTTGTAAACCCCACCGCGACGAAGAGTCTCGTTCAGGGCAGAGTAAATACGAGCAAAGGAGACAGGACCAGACGAGACCAGGCCCTTACCGTTGTCAGCACCTTTAGCCCGAAGCTTCGACAAATGGACAGCTACACCCGCACCATTACGAAGGGCATGAGATACAAACCTCCACGAAGCCTCAATACCATCAGGCCCCTCCATCGAATCCTCTACCACGAAGACAGTACAGGAAACAGGAAGACGGGATTGGGGATTATCGATCCAAGATTGAACACGACCAGTACGTGTGATCAGTTGACGAGCCATTGGTGAAGGTAAAAGTTGAAAGGTTAATTAGACAAGATCAAGTAGCATGGGCTCTTCATAATTAGGCCCTTTGAGAATTTTTCCATCTGCTCTACGCATGGGCTTACCGTTGACCAGTTTGCTCATGTTGGAAAGAAAGACCCTATGCATTGCTTCATCAAGATCCCAACCTCTACAGGCGGCATATTGATAACAAACAAAGACTAGATCGCACAACTCTTTGAGGACGTTTTCTGTAGGGTCTCCAAGCTGTTCGTGGATTACAGCCTTTTGGAATTCATCTGCCTCTTCATCAATCAACCGTTCTTGCATCGACAGGATTTGATCATCTGTCGAATTCATCGGCTGACCCATAGCATTCCGAAACATCCTCGCCTGATTCAGAAGGCTTTGCTCTTGACAGGTTTGGTTGCTGGAGTTCAGGCTGCTGGAGTTGATCGTAGAGTTGTTGGACATGGTGGAGTTCATCTTCAAGGTAATGGATGGCTTTACGAAGATCAGTGATTGCGTCGTCCTTGTATCCTGCGCGGCAGATATACTTCACGGCATTACCTAGGTGATAGTTCAGTCGTTGATCTCGGATGAAATCCCAAACTTCGATGCTTCCTCTTTTGTAGTAAGAAGGACCGCGACTGGTGGAGTTGCTTTGGGCCATTGTTTGACGAGTTGAGTGACGTTATTACCAAGACAAAAAGCTTGGGTTTGAAGTGCTACGAGCAATTGGACAAGCGTTTCCTTATCAGCTTTAGGAAGAAAGACTTCCATCTTGCTAATTGCCAATCGTTGCTCAAGGGTCAACTCAAACGTTGGCGGTGGTGGGGCTCCAGGGAATGAAGGTGTTGGCGACGAAGTCATAATCTGTGTGTTGGAGGATACGTGCAAGGCGAGCGTTAAGTAGAGCGTTCTCTTCAGTCAATCCAGCAGATTCAAATGCTTTGACAACTGTCTTCCAATTCTCCCCATATTTATTGAAGAGAGATTCTGCCTTTTTGACACCTATGCCAGGGCAGCCTGGGTAGCCATCTGTTTGATCACCTGCCAAGGTTTGAATCAAATGCCACCTAGTACCTTCCTCTGGCGTTACGTTCACAACTTCATTGAAGTCATAGAGACGACCAGGGATTTGCCTAAGGTCTTTATCAGGGGAGACAATGATTGAAGTATTGTCTTGATCCTTGGTGGCATCAATACCCAAGGCGTCGTCAGCCTCTAGATAAGGCATCGAGACAACTTGGTAATGCTCCCGGAGCCAGTTGATAGCTCGCTTGTAACCACAAGGCTTCTTACGGTTACGATGCCCCTTGTAGTCGGGGTAAAGGATCTTACGGAAGTTCTTGGAGTCGGAGAAGTAAAGTACAACGTCGTCTTGTTTAGTTTCAAGGGTTGCACAAATCTTCTTGATCTCGTTGGTGATTAAAGATTGCACCTCAGAGAACCGACTTTGAACGACAATCAGATCATCACCATAATCAACGTCGTATTCACAGCAGACGGCACTTTTATAGACAAGGTAGTCACAGTCAATCCTGACGATCATTTACCTTGACCTCGCGTTTGCTTCCGACCATGGTTGGGTTTAGAACGTTGCCCTTGCCCTTGACGGGTGAGCTTGGGAGGGCCAGGGACATGCGTCACCTTGTTCATCGAGCCCTTGGGTTTAGCCATTTTTTACTTGTTGAGTGGAATTAATGGACAGCGGACCAGTCGGAACCAATCTTTGACTCAGCAGCAATCGGGATACGAAGTTGGTAAGCCCTTCCTGCATCCTCAGCAGCTAGGCCCAGGAGTAGGGCTAGGTCGTCTGAATGCTGGGGCTCACAGTCAAATTGCAACTCGTCGTGGATGAAGGCCAATTGATGGGCATCGAGGTTTCGTTCCTTGATCCAATCATTGACAATCACCATCCAACGTTTAGCAATGACGGTAGCTCCTGATTGCAGAAGATAGTTCAATGCCTTATGAGGGGATTCAACTAGGATCTGACGACCGTCAATGGAGTTGATGTAACCAAAGGATTCAGCCTTAGCCTTTACAGCCTTGACGAATTGCTCTAGGCCATCGATAGCATTCATGAAGGCTTGTCGGATCTCCTTACCCTTTTCCCTGGCTTTAGTTGGTGGAAGCTGGGGGTCATAGGACCAACCAATCTTCTGATCACCAGCACCATAGAGAAAGGCGTAAGTGATGGTCTTCACCTCTCGCCTACCAATTCCGATCTTGTCTGCGTTGACCTGATGTATGTCGCCATTGAGAAGGATGTCGGCGTAACGTCCATCATCAAACCTGGCGAGGTAATGGGCGAACATCCTAAGTTCAATGCCACTAAGATCAGCACCAACCATGACCATTTCGGGTGAAGCTGTAAAGAGCTTTCTGAAACGTAGGTCTGAGGGAACTTGCCCCAAATTGGGGTTACGATGCGCTGCCCTATGCGTTGCTGTAGCGACTGAGCAATGGTGGTGAACCCTTCCATTACGTACCAACTTAAGCCACGCATTAGCACCTTCCGATAGCATTCCTAGATGTTTAGTTAGCTCTAGCATTCGATAGAACTTTAGAGCCAAGGGAGTTCCATGCTCATTCAAGGTGACTTCATCAACCACTACCTTTTGGGTCTCAGTCTTCTTAGTGGGTTTCCACCCATCGAAGGTCTGCAAGACATGAGCGATGTGCTCTCGGCTAGTAGGGTTGAAATCAATCAGCTTGGTAAAGGGAGCATCTTTTACATAACCCCTAGTTGCATTCTTTACCTTTGGAGTAAAGACTTCACCAGGGATGTAAGGAAATCTTTGTGTCGTCTCTTGGTAAAGGATTTCTAGTTCACTACGAAGTTCTCCTTCTAGGAACTGAGCCTCAACTTGATTGAACGACCAACCGTAGATCTCCTGTTCAGTGAGGATCTCTTGAACCCTCATCTCTAAGGCAATCCAGGCCAAGTTTGGTGGAAGTGGGACCATAGATGGTTGGTGAGTTTGACATCTTGAATGCAATAGTCTTCCATTTCAGGAGACCATTCTTGCCAGTTCGTTGCCTTAGCAAAAGAGCCTTTGTTATTACTCAAGCGATAACCCCATGCCTCAAGAGAATGTCTTCCGTGAAGCTTCTCAGGCATACCTACACTCGGCTTAGCTTTGTCTAGGAGGATGAGATTGGGATATCGAAGTCTTGATAGGACAAGGGTATCAAGCATCTTGCCTGAGCCATCTAGGAAGGGAAAGAACTTCCTCATGACTGGCATGTCGTAACCAATTATATTGTGGCCGATAAGAAGGTCAGCCCCATCAATAAAGGTTGCAGCTTGAGTAATACTAGCTCGATTACCCTCGTCGTTATAGACAGTAATCTCACCAGAACCAAGGTCTTGGATAACAACACAATGAAT